TTATTACCCAGTTTGCTATCTGACCAACGTGTACACCAGTATCTTTTGGAACTTGCCACTTTCCGCGATGGGTGATCACCATGTTTGTACCGGCTTGATATTGTAACATGTTTCCACAATCTGCCATTTTTTGTGGTGCATATGGAGATCCACCAGTATTAGCAATATTGTGAGTGATACAAATTAGTATAGTCTTATTCTTCATAAGCGTACCACTGATACGCTTGAAAAACATGGAGAGTAATCTAGGCAAAGCATTTCTTACGCCAGTTCTAACTTCTCCCTCTAGTTCACACGCAGGAACCATGTTAGATAGTGAATCCGTAATTATAACACAGCCGGGATCATTATTAATATAAAACTCAATAATGTTTAAGAAGTCTTCAGCAGATAGAACTCTCTCGTCGGTTGATTCTATAATGATGATGTTATCTGGCTCTAGACCTCTAATACCATCAAAGTTTTGCTTAGATAGTCTACCCTCTGTGTTTATATAAATGATTCTCTTACTGAGCTTTTGACATTTGGCAGCAAAGTGCAAAGCTGTGGTGGTCTTTCCGCTCTTTGGATCTCCTGTCATTACTACAACAGACCCCTCTCTTAGTCCACCACCAAGAGCAATATCTAATGCTGGAGATATGCCTATAACTCCAAGATTATTTATATTTTGAAGAACCTCCGTTCCGCTCCTAACAACATCGCCATATTTACTAACTATTGAATTGCTAACTGCATCTTCTGAAAACTTACCTGTTATCTTCTTGGCTTTGCTCATAAATTCCTCAATTGGTTCAACGTTGTCCTTTTTGTATTATAGCTGCTAGACGATCTAGTTTCAAGCGGTTTATTTTCTTCTTTAACTTCGAGATTGACTTGGGGTTTATTTTGTTCTTCCTCAATCTTCTTTTGATATTTTGCAATTACTTTTTCTGCTTCTGGACTAATCTTATATCCTCTACCGTTTTGCACCCCAAGTACTAATAGTCTATCAAAGTCTTTTGACTTTATGGCTTGTAATATAGCTTCTTCGCTATATTTTTTTCTAAGCTGAACCGCAGCACCATGCTGTTTCTTCCACAGCCAATGTAGAGGATCACCTTTGGTCCAGAACTTATATGAAGGCTTGCCCAAGTTCAACTTCTCTGATCTTCTTAAAACTATATATTCTGCAACGTATGCTTCAAAAGTGCAATATTCACCAGTATGAATATGCTTGTACTTATGAGTTTCAGACCATTGCTTTTGATAGTCTTGATTAAAAAGGTCAGGCTTCTCTTTTTTTGGTGTAGTCATATATTAATGCTTCCTCAAAACAATCCTCAACATTATCTTCGTCTTCTAATTCTTTAATCAATTCTGGGATAACCCAAATAGTTTTCTTAACAATATCATCGTGTAACATACCAATAGTAAATGTTTGGCGTGTTGATTGACCGAATGATCCTATGATGGATCGTGTCAAGTATACACCATCTGAGTTTAGTGTGTCAACCTCTATAGAATGAGATCGGTACTGTAGCCCAACTTTCTTTACTGATAACTTGTTTTCTTTGCAATATGTTTTTAGTTCAAACCAATCTGAATAATCTGTTAGATATATCTCTAAATCATTAGATAAGATTGCTCTTATCCAAGTCTTATACTTATCTTTTTTATACTCTTCAAGCCAATCTTTATATGATATTATGAAGTTTTTCATCTGATCTTGGTCACGCAGTCGTGTTTTACTGGGGTAGTCTTTTTATTCTCATCTATCATTGTAGATGCATTTTCAGTCATTATGGTAGCACCGCTCTGACGGGCAAATTGCTGATCAATCAAAGTTCTTGGTGCTTCGACTTTACTCTTTTTTATATATTTTTCTATAGCACCAGCTGCTCTATCTAAATCTGTTGCTATTTGTTCTATTGATTGTCCAGATTTAAATTTTTCCTCAACATAAAAAGCTTCTGCTTTACCAAGCGGTCCTGTCTTAGCCATTAATGAAACTCCTTTGCGCTCTTGTCATATATAATGAGTTTTTGGTTTTTAAGTACGATGTATAATAACTGTGAGTTTGCTTACTAACGGGCTTGTATTCTAATCTTAGATTTGATTCTCTATGACTATCAGCACCATAAGGATCATATGGTTGATTATTAAAAGTAAGAATAGCATATTTCATCTGAATTCTTCCTTCTCCCATATCTGTTGTAATAGTTTTAGCAAAAATTCTTTCTGACTCATCTGCAATTGGTAAACCCAACTTATTCAATGATACTTCATGAATTTCTTTTTTATCAATATTTTCAACACTATCTGATGAATTTATAAACTTCATTTTTCACCTGTCATTATGTATTTAGTTCTTTGAGTCTCAGTCATTTTATTTATCTCTTTTTTAGATGCGGACCCAAAAGTAGAAAGTGGAGAAGATTCCTGTGTATTCTTTTTAGAATTTGCTTCTATTTCAGATCTTTCATAGTGTCCTTTTTTGGACCAATTTTTGTCTGCCAAACTACCTATTGTTTTAGGATCAGACATAAAAGAAGCTATGCCACCATATATTACCCTTCTCAGACCATCTTTTCCACAACTTGGGCATTGTGTAAAAGCTTCATCTTTAATAGATTGGTAAACGTCATTCATTTCATGCGAACATTCGTCGCAGATATAATCATATAGCATATTATTCCTTATCTATTGAATTAGCCCACATCTTCATTTTTGATACCATATCCTCATGCATAGTTGCATGTAAAATTATCCCATCATTTTCACTGTTTTCATTATACCTCTTATCATGTAAATGTACATTATAGATAAAAGGTAACTGACATGTTTTTTCGAACAAGTCTTTTTTTTCTTTAGTAATTGGATTTCTGAACATTACATCTATAAGAGATCCTTGTTCCCACCATAGTGGATCTATAGAATTTTTGTTATTCCATATATCATTTAATAGCGATATACATTCCTGTTTTAAAACCCAAGCCCCACAATTTGGAACATTAAAATTAATGCCCGGAATTTGATGAAAAACCAAGCCTTGGATGTAAGATGATTCAAAAAAACCATCAAAAATATCTTTAGAAGTTTTGTTTATAATAATATCTGAGTCTAACCATAAAACCAAATCATATTTTTCTATTTCTAATAAATATTTTAGTATTGGAATTTTTAACCAAGACGGTGGCCTTTCATGATCCCAATCAAATAAGTTACATATAGCTTTTACTTTTTCATGTGATGGCATGAACAAATCATAATTATGCTTTGTGGCATATTTATAAAATGATGGTAGAGCTATTTGCAACAAATTTGAATGCTTGTCCCCTAGTGCAAAACTAACAATTGCTTTTTTCATGACTTCCTTATATTTAACTAAGATTCAAGTGCAAATAAAACCGCACCTAATATACCATTTCTCTGTATATCTTGATAATCTAATCCACAAACTCCAACACCATTTATGCCAGATAATTTAGTTATACATTCTATTAATCCATTACCGTGATATAAGTCAGTTTGCTTAGTATCGCCATTGATCATAACTTTAGACTTTTCGCCCATTCTTGTAATAAACATTTTTATCTGTTCTAATGTACAATTTTGTGCTTCATCTAGAATCATGTAAGCATTATGGAATGTAGAACCTCTCATGGTTTCTAATGGTTCAAATCTAATTCTTCTAGTATTATAATAAAGACCAAATTTATCTCTACCAAGAAAGTACTTTAGATTTTCTTCCATTGGTTGTAGGTATGGTTTTATTTTCTCATTAAGTTCTCCCGGTAAAGAGCCAATGTCTTTTCCGGTACAAACTAACGGTCGTGTTACTATTATAGAATCTATTTTATCCTTTAACAAGTGGTCCGCAGCTATTCCAGCAGCGATAAATGACTTACCAGTACCAGAAGGTCCGGTGCAGAATATAATATCATTCTCTACAATAGATCTGATATATTCTTTTTGATTGTCAGTTTTAGCAACTAGAACATTGTCTTTTGGTTGATTCTTGTTTTTCTTATTTTTTCTCGGATTGTTGGCCGCTGCTGACATTGATTTCTCCATTGTTACATGGGGGGTTGTTTTCATACCACCATTTTATAGACTTTATCATGTCCTCAAACGACTTTAATCCCAATGATTGTTTGAAGGAATTTATTCCAAATATACACCATATTACATTCCCCTTCACATAACCATCTGTCGGTTCGATTCTATCCAAAGATGGACCATCCCACGATTGAAATCCATCCTGCTTCATAGAATTTTTCATAGGTATGTTTGAATAAAAACAGTGTCCATTTTGTTTTTTCCATAGATCAATAAGATATTCTATATCTAAATCAAATTTAATACCATTTTTTTCTGCTCTAGATTTTATCGTACCAATACGTCTTTTAATATAGAATTCAAAATCTCCATTTTCAATAGCAAATTTAAATCTACGAGATCTAGATCGATTACATCTAATAACTGATTTTTCTTTGTTATAGCATTCTCGACATTCTTTTGAAACGCCTCCAGAAAGCTTACGACTTTTGTTAAAAAGGCTTAAATCTTTCCATTGTTTGCATTTATAACATCTTTTTGAATTTTCTACAACAGTAGGGCATTTATGTTTTGCATAAGCATTTCTACACTCTCTATGTATATTTGAGTAACAATTATCACAAGTCACTACTATTTTTGAATGAGAACCTTTGTGCAAATCTGAAACTTTGTAACCAAAAGTTGCTAATGTCAATTCTTCATTAGGTGTAACGTCTGATAGCATAATATTTCTCCATGCGGTTTGAAAAATCATACTATTTTATACACCAAAAAGGTCATAAAGCCTTTAGTTTCCAGAACTTCCAAAGCCATTGTCTCCTCGTTGCGAGGAACCTAACGTTTCATGGACCTCCATACTTACGCGAGGAACCTCTTGGAATATAATCTGAGCGATTCTATCCCCGGTATTTATACCTACAACTTCGTCAGAAGTGTTGTATAAGCATACCATTATTTCTCCTCTATACCCGCTGTCCACTACTCCTGCTAAAACATCAATACCTTGTTTAACTGATAAGCCCGATCTGGGCCAAATTAAACCGGCAAAGTGTTCTGGCATTTGTATTGCTATCCCCGTTCTGACAGTCTTACGTTGTTTTGGTGGTATGACGGTATCAAGTACTGAGTATAAGTCAAATCCTGCGTCATTTATGTTAGCCCTTGTTGGAACCTTGGCATTGTTGTCAAGCAATTGAACAGAAATCATAGATCGAATCCTCCTAAGTCAACGTCCTCTAAATCATTCTTACTAGCACCAATCTTATATGAAGTAATTTCATGTTCTTGCGGTGCAACTTGTACTGATTCGCTATTCATCCAAGGGTCAGTCCATCCAGATATTGGGTTTCTACAACCCTTATCGTATGGCAGTCCTATGTTCTTTCTTCTGGTCATACATAGCCAATCAATGTATTCAGCCATTACCTTTTCATTTAAGCCAATGATTGATCCATCTTTAAATAGATATTCTGCCCATGCTTTTTCCTCATTTGCTGCGGATTCAAACATTGCTACGGCTTCTTCTTGGCATTCTTCTGCTATCTTTACAAATCCCTCTTCTGGAACATTATGAAGAATCTTAATAATTTCCTGAGTATTATAAAGATGTAATGCCTCATCGCGTTTTATTAGTTTAATAATGTCTGCATTACCGATCATTTTCTTATTTTCTGCAAACGCGAATGCAGAAATAAATGAGACATAAAATCTAACTGCTTCAAGTATGTTAACGCTAATGAGAGTTAGGTAAATCTGCTTTTTTATATCTTTAACTTTGCCGGAATGACCTACTTCTCGTAAAGCGTTATATTCTTTTATTGCTACATTAGCTCGTTTGAGAATTTCTTTGTCTGTTAAACAGCTATCTAATATTTCACTAGGATTATTATATACGTTCTTAATAATATATGTATAGCTGTAACTATGAATTTGTTCGAAAAATTGCCAAACATTCATACAAGCTTCTAATTCTGGATTAGAAACATACTGATTGAAGCTTGGAACACCCCTACAAATAACTGAATCAAGCATAGTTTGATATTTAAGATTAGATGTGAAAATAAATCTTTCATTCTCACTCATAATATCATCATTTTTGAAGTCATTACGATCTTTCTTCAGTTCTATTTCTTCTGGACGCCAAAAGAATTCAATTTGTTTCTTATATAAATCAAAAAATACTGGATATTTAAATTTATCATATCTCTGTAATGATAAGTTTTCGCCTAAAAATAATGGTTGCTTCAAGTAGTCAACGTTTTTAGTATTTAATATTGTTTTCATGTTCCAATCTTCTTTCTATAGCTTTATTTATATCATCAAAAAAGCCTAACTCTTTGCGTTTACCATTAATTTGTATTCTTACTTGCCACTTTTTTCTTATTTTATTCCAAGAAATACCTCTATACCCACTAGTTGAATCTTTTCTAACATGTGAATTACTTTGATTAATTTCTTGTGTGACATCTCGTAAATTATTAATACAATTATTCTGTTTATTTCTATCAATGTGATCTATTTGATTTTTAGGCCATTCATCATAATACAAATACCATGCCAATCTGTGTGCTTTATATCTTTTATATCCTACTGATATTACTATATACCCCTTATTATCAATAGTACCTGCGATATCTCCCGCCTTTGTATATCCCAAATTAGGATTTATTTTCCAGAATATATTTCCAGTGTTGGGGTCATATAATAACATTTCTTTTAAATTATATTGCACAAGAACCACCCTCACAGGTAGATAACAAATCTTTTTCAGTATTACCATCAGAATCTGGCGTATTGCAATAATAAAAGTTCTTTACACCATATTTATACCCCTGTATCTGATCTTTGATCAAAATACTCAAAGGAATATTGCCGTCAGGATAATGGGAATAATTATAGTATAAATTAACACTTATGCTCATATCAACAAATTTTTGTAACACTGCACAAATATTTAATATTGCTTTGTTGTTTGGCATTTCCCACGCTAAAGTATAGTAATTTTTACGAGAAGCATAATTTGGCACTAATTGCTTGAGGATGCCGTTCTTAGCCTTTTTATAAGACATGAGGCTACGGACAGGTTCAATTCCATTTGTGCTGTTCTGGATGACGCTAGAGGACTCACAGGGCATTATAGCAGTCAGAGTAGAGTGTCTTAGACCATGAATTTTGATCCTAGCTCTCAAACCCTCCCAATCCATAATATACTCTGGCTTAACCAGTTCGTCAACTGTTTTTTTGTACCAATCGATTGGAAGCAATCCGCGAGAATATTTAGTCTCATTAAATTTATTACATGGACCCTTGAGTTCAGCAAGTTTGCAGGACTCATTTAGTAAGTACCACTGAATTTTTTCCATGATTTCATGAACTAATCTTAATGTTTCGGCATCATCATATTTTAGCTTGTGCTTTGCTAAAAATGCAGCAAAATTAGTAATACCAATTCCAAGTGATCTACGATTCTTTGTAAAGTTTTCACCAGCCGCTACTGGATAATCTTGATAATCAATAATAGATTCTAAAGACTTTACAGCAATAGAGCAAGCTTTTTCTATGTCCTTGTTATCTTCCAGTTCAAGTAGGTTTAATGCTGACAGAATACAAATACCAATTTCGCCTTCTTTGTCATCTATAGATGATATTGGTTTAGTTGGATGGATAATTTCTTGACATAGATTACTCATGTAAACTGGGGCATCCCATGATCCATGCTCATTAGCATTATCAATATTCATAACATAAATGCGACCAGTTTCTAATCTCTCTTTGGTAAAAATTTCAGCAAGCTTTCTTGCGTTAATTTTCTTCTTCATCTTTACGTAGCGAGCGTTTTCATATTTTTCATATAGCTTTTTGAAGTCTTCATTATTGTTCATAGAACTATAAAGACCACCAGTTTCATGAGGACTCATTAGTGTAATGTCTTCATTTTTAATTAAACGCTCATAGAATAACTTGTTAAACTGAACAGAATAATCTAGCTTTCTTACTCTATTATCGTCAGTTCCCGCGTTATTCTTTAATGTCATTATATCTTCAATTTCATAGTGCCAAAATGGAATATGCACAGTAGCAGAACCACCACGAATACCATTCTGACTTGTTGCTTTAACCGTTGACTCAAATATCTTTAAGTATGGGATAAGACCAGTATGAATTACTTCGCCGCCCCTAATGCTAGAGTTAATTGGGCGAATGCGGCCAATATTTAAACCAATGCCAGCCCTTCTTGCAGTATACTTTCCAACAGCGTGTACGCTTGAAAATATAGAATCAAGATCATCTTCAACGTCTACTAGAACACAGCTAGCAAACTGTTTGATTTTAGTTCTTACTCCAGCCATGATTGGAGTTGGAAGATTAATCTTAAATGTAGAGAAACATTCATATGCCTCTTCTACTTCCTCTACGGTATCAAATAAAGACATAGCGATTGCTACATAAGCAAACTGTGGTGTTTCATACATCTGTCCAGTAGACCTATTCTTAATAAGATACTTATCTATCATTTGCTGTAATCCAGCATAAGTATATAAATAATCTCTATCATGATCCACGAACTTTTCAATCTGATCTATTTGTTCTTTACTCCACTTTGATAATAGAGTTTCATCATATATTTCAGCTTTTACATTACTAGATATATGAGACAACAAACTTGGTGGAGCATCATGGTTTTCCCAGAGATCTTTTCTAAGGGACATATTCAATAGTCTAGATGCAACATATTGATAGTTTGGCTTGCTGGGAGAAGTTAGATCGTTAGCAGACTTGATTAAGATTTGATGGATTTCTTCTGTGGTTATTCCATCTTTTAAAGAGAGGTTAGCA